ATAAGTAGCACTTCGGTACAGCTGTTCAAAAGGTTTAGTTGGAAAAATCTGAACGGGTTACGCTATATACGCCCGCAAGTTTTTACCCCGCATGCACCCGCAAGATTCTTATAGGGGAGGGGATGTTATTACAATTAGACATAATCAATATTGTACGAACGGTGTTGATAATCAACGATTTACAAAACAGATTTCCAGAGTTTAGCTAAAAGCTTTTATTTTTTTCGCAAATCAGCAGATAAACAAGGTAGATTGCGTCAGTTGTTATTAGATCAAAGCTTGGTTCTTAGTTGATAATTGATTCTCATTAGTCGTGTTTATCTTTTTCTTTTTTCGCGTTCCACTTTCGCTCACAATCGCTCACACTTACCACTTGAAACGATCACAATCGATCAATAACAATCACTAATAGTTACGATTAGCAGACCTTATACGATTCGATTTGTTAAAATTTTATTTGCAAGCTAGGCATTATTCGATCAATAGGTGTTCTATGCTTTGCAATTCCGCTTAGCATTCGAACCAAACTCTATATCTTATGAAAAACAGAATCTTAATAGAAAAACAACAGCACGAAATGTTTGGCAATAAATGGGTAAGCATCAAAGCTTTCGACTCATTAAATATCGCTAAACCCTCAATCATTACACGGAACGGCACCAAGTTTTTAAGTAAAGACATAAACCTTGCAAAGACTATCTTAAAAGAAAGAATAGCTCTTTCCCTTTCCTAACTAACAAATCAAACAATCAAAATAAATATCTTATGAGAACAACACTTGCACAAATACGCTCACTTATTGACGAACTGAACAAACAATTAGAAAGACCTCTAAAGCCTTACATCAAAGAAAATGGCAAGCTCACAGCACAAATAGGAAACTTTCACCTTTACCAAGCTTACGGAGCTTTTGGATTGCATGAAATGGCAAATGAAAGCGGTGGGGTTCGTCAAACTATCAGCTTAGGTACAAAGAAAGAATTATACACCGCTTTGCATAAACTTATCCAAGGTGTTGAACTTGCAACCGCTTAAGACTATGAAAATCATCAATAAACTTCCAACACCTGCCGATCAAATCGAAAGAGAGACAGCAAAGCTATTCAATACCAATCTAAACAAGTTCCTTGGCTATGCTTTTCCTGTTATCTGCTGTATCGGATGGTGTTTGATTCTTTACGCTATCCTCTTTTCTTAATCCTTAACCGACCTTACAAAATGAATGACAATATATTAGACAACGATTCTTTATTAGAAACAACTTACAACTGCCAGACCAAACTCAGAGGCACACATGACGAAGAATACCTTTGTTATCTTACCTGTGCAGATGATGGTAAAGGCAACGATTTCACAACTGGCGAGCCTTTGTTAACATTTGAGGAGTGGCTTGCAAACTAACCGACTAACCTTACCTGACCTTACATAAAATGAAATATAAAACTATACTTACCCGTTACAAATTAAACGATAATTGGATTGTGTCCGAAAGCTTTTCACTTGAGGAATCTTTGTTATCTTACCGAAAGCTTTTGAAATCTAGATTAAAGAAACACAGGCCACAACGATTTAGCTTTCAATATCGTTTCAAACATCAATACGATTGGATTACATGTTAACCGACTGACCTTACCTGACCGTGAAAATAGAACTATTAACCGACAACTCTTTATATGTCACGATAGGTGATTATATGTACTACTTTGATGATTCCATTGATGGCGAGGCTATTGTCAAGAGATGGCACACAGATGACGATACAGAAAATCTGGAATCATCAGAGGTTATTCAATCATGAGCGTCACAATATACCTAACCGACCATCGGGGAAAGCAAATAGCTTTCTTTTATCGAATCGACTCAGAGAGATATTTGACAGCTCCACAGCTTATCTGGGCATGTCGTAACCATCCAGAGTATCAAGGCACAGCAGAATCAAAGGAGCACTTCATCGAGCAAGCAAAAGATGTCATGAAACAGCTTAACCGATCACCAAAAGTTTGCAAAGATTGTGGGTTGACATCTCCTAAAATGGAGGCACAACTTACCTGTCCAGATTGCTTAATAAATGACCAGTAACAACGAACCGACTTTTTTAGATATGAACGACCTATGTGACGATAGCCTTGAGGCTTTGATACAGCATTACCTGTCCGTACAGCAGAAACTACCTAACAACTTAGCTGTCCGTGAACGATTGCTTGAGCTAGAAAGAGAGCAGTTTAACCGAGAGAAAGCGTCCACAATAGAGGGCGTTATCCGACAGAACACCGACAATCCACTATGACCTTACTTACCCTTGGAATGTTTATCTTAGCAGGCTTACTGATCTTTGCGTGGGCATACGATATGTTATGAACTTTGCAACAGGACTATTTACCCGAATGAAAAATGAATATGAAAAAACCAATACTACTATTATTCTTCCTGCCGAGCTACCTGTTAGCGTTGGCGATAACCGACTTATCACCGAAACAAGGAGACACCATAAACATAGCAAACGGACTGACTGTAAGCGTAAGCATAGGCAGTAGTGGATACGCTGTTGAATCCGCACATGTAGAAGTGGGTGGGTTGTTGTACGAAATGACTTACAATACTGATCGTTTATTTTGGTCGGCTACCTTACCTCAATACGCAGTTCCGTTAGGTGAAGAAAGTATAAAGTATCACGCTATCGATTTTGGCGGTAACAAAGCGTACCTTGACTTACCTGTGCGTACAGTTGATCAACCAGTCTTAGAGCAGGTTAAAGAACCGACTACCGAAACTCGCACCTTTCATGTTGTTAGTAGTCCGTATGTCGGAGGAAAAGTTATTGGTGATACAACTGTAGCTGTTGGTGATGTTGTTACACTTACTGCTCAACCAAATCCCGGCTTTGTATTTAGTGGGTGGACGGGTGATGTAAACAGTACGAGCAATCCGTTGTTGTTGTATGCAGATTACAACTTGACTATCATCGCTAATTTTACGGGCGATCTTGAAGATTCTGATGGTGACGGATTACTAAATTACGAAGAAGTACACATCTACGGAACAAGTAAGTGGACAAGGGATACAGACGGTGATGGTTTAACTGATAAGCAAGAGGTTGATTACGGGTGGAATCCATTAAGTAATGACCGAGCTGTTGTTGACGCTGTTACTGAGATGAAGGCATTGAGTGGTGCTACACCTTATGTTGTTGGTTGGTTTTACACGGACGGAAAGTGGATGTATACAGATGTTGACATCTATCCGTACATCTACAATTCTACGGACAAAGCTTGGTTATACTTCCAAAGCGGTAACGAGACACCTAGATATTACAACTACAAAACACATGAATGGATGCAATGAACGGAGTTAACTACGACAATTGGCTTAACCGACACAACCCATACGACAAAGACTATGAGAGAGAAGAAGAAAGAGCGTACCACTTGGACAAGATTAAAGACATGGATGAAGAAGAGATACACGATTACCTGTTCTTTAACCGAATCGAAGACCCAAGAGAAGAAGAGTAACGAGCCTTTTTACGTGGACGGGCAGATGTTTTGGGATGCGGAGAACGATATAATTAAATCAGATGATAGAGTACGCAGACTTCGAACCAACTGACCTTCCGTTTGACTGGAGTGGGGTGGATCACGAGGAGATAAAACGAGGCTTTGATTTCTTCTACGCTAACAATCAGATCACAGGATTTAAGATGGATGAGAACGGGAATTATGTACGTGACCAAGACGGCAAGCTGATAGCGTATCGAACATCCAAGCAAAGACACCAACCGAAGAGCTGGTTTAATAACTACTACCAATGAGCGAAGAGAAAAAAGAACAAACACGAGAGTCTTTATCGAACAAAGAGAGTAAAGACGATGGGAGCAAAGCGACCAGAGGACCGACTTGGCGAATGAGGGAGTGGGGAAGAACTGCGTATCGTAACCGACAAGCAAAGTTACGAATGGATGGTGAGTCTTCATCGACCGAAGCTGCGAAACGATTGCTACGGGTCATGGCTCCAAGGTTAGGTAAGAGGGTGGATGATTTCATGTACACATTCGGAGGTAACACCGAGCACACCACTCCATTGTTCCTTACCTTCGTCCTTGATATGTGTCCGTACCAAATAGCATCGATGGCTTTACAGACACTACTTGATAACCTCCAGTTTAATTTACCTGTTGGTAGGATGGCGTATAAGATAGGCAAAGCATTTGAGAACCAAGCACGATGGGATAAAGCGATGGAGCTGATGCATCCACACAAGAAAGATTTACTTGCCCTTGATGACCGATCCAAAGCGATGAAGTTGAAGCAGTTTTACGACTATGAGGAGGAACGGTTCACGCTGTGGGATACTAAGTGTAAGGCAGGACTGGGTGCGTGGTTATTAGAGGAGATACGCATCGAGACTGGTGTATGGGAGATAGGATTTGCTGTTGGTACTCAGAAGGGACACAAACCTGAGCGTATATGTGTACCGAGCGGTGAGTTTACGGACTGGGTCAAACGATTTGATGCGTGGAAGGAGACGACTCGTGTATTCAAGATGGCGTTGCCTGACGAACCTGTTGATTGGTATGGCTTAGTGGGTGGAGGGTACAGCTTAAAGCATATGCCACCACAGGAGTTCTTCACGGGGAAACCGATGTCTTGGTTTAAAGATTACGAGAGTAGTTACCAACACGCCTTTAGTGCTGTTAATAAATTACAGAAGGTAAGTTGGAAAATCAACAAAGAGATTTTAGAAATTACTCGAAAATGTTACGACAATAAACGAGTGGTTGGAAACATACCTAACTTTAGTGAGATACCAGAGCAACCGAGGTACACAGGTAATGACGAGACGGAACTGAGGGCGTGGAAGCTGAAGCAAAAGGACATCAAGAGCGTGAACGAAGCGAACAGCAGTAAACGTTACCTGACCATCCGTATTCTACACCTCGCCAAGCTTTACAGTGAGTGGGATAAGTTCTACTTTCCGTATCGTTGTGATTACAGAGGTAGAGTGTACGCTTTACCGTATTACTTACATCCACAAGGGTCTGACTTAGCGAAGAGTTTGTTGGACTTTAGTAACGGACAACAAGTGGTGGATGAAGAGGATGTTATGTCGATATTTCTGCACGGTGCAAACATGTGGGGCGTAAAAGGTACACGGGATCAACGTATTGAGTGGGTAGGTAAGCGTCAGAACTTTATACTTGAAGCTGCGAATGACCCACACGGAACCGATTGGTGGACAGAGGCAGCTGATCCTTTTTGTTTCCTTCGATTCTGTCTGGAGTTTAAGCAGTTCACGGAAGAGGGGTACGGATACGTATCGTATCTACCTGTTCGTCAGGATTGTAGTAACAACGGTATGCAAATCCTTTCGTTATTACTACGGGACAAAGAGATCGGACGCATGTGTAACTTAGTGGAAGAGGACCAAGCCAATGATATGTACCAAGAGTTTGCTGACCGTGTGTACGATGAGTTACAGGCAGATGGTAGTTTGATCGCACAGGAGTGGTTAAGGTTTGGTATCAGCCGGAAGTTAGCGAAGCTCGCCATTATGAACCGTCCGTACGGAGCGACCCACTATAACTTGGTACAAGATGTATTTAAAAGTATCGGAGTGAACCACAACTGGTCAAGTACTGGTGAGATGTTAACTGCTGTTATCTATTTATGTAAGATCGTCAATCGATTAGCAGACCAAACATGTCGTCCAGTAAACAGAGTGATGAAGTTCCTTCGTGAATGTGTACGAGCATTAGGGTGTGACGAACCGATCACTTGGTCTACACCTACTGGATTCAAAGTAGTGCAAAGCTACCGTAAATATAAAAAGATAAATGTTGATTCTGTGTTTCAGAACTTAAGCATAAGCATACAAGCAGAACAACTGGCAGATACTATCGATGAAAGGGGGCAATGTAACTCTATCACTGCTAACTTTATCCACAGCCTTGACGCTTGTATCGTACACCAAGTAGCTAATGAGGTTGACTTTGACCTCGCTACTATACATGACTGTTTCGTGACCCACGCTTGTAATGTACGAAGAATGAATACAATAGTACGAGAGATGTATACAAAGACTTTCACTGTTGATCTCCTGACTGAGTTCCGAATGGAGCAAATCAACAACAACCCAGATGCAGTACTGCCGGATGTGCCGGAGCTTGGAGACCTTGATGTCTCTGCAGTAAAACGCCAGCAGTATCTGTTATCTTAATAACCAATAACACACGAAGAGAAATGGTAAAAGCACGTAAGAAACACGACATAATAAAAGCACAAGGCACAGCTAGATATGCCCACTTGAATGA